GTCTACCAGTTCTGTCGCCAGAGCGCCCACGCCAGCCTGGTCATGCCCAGTCACGGGCGCTACGTCGGGGCATCGAGCATCCCATTCAGCGAGTACAAGCGGAAGCGCGGCGAGCGGATCGGGCATCACTGGCGCATCCCCAACGTGCAGGGACGCCGTCAGGTGCGCCACGTGCTGATCGACACCAACTACTGGAAGAGCTTCATCCACGCCCGCCTGTCGGTGGCCATGGGCGATCCGGGTTGCCTGTCGCTTTTCGGTCGAAAGCCGACGGAGCATCAGCTGATCGCAGAGCACCTGACCGCTGAGTACCGCGTCCAAACCCAGGCACGCGGCCGGGTCGTCGATGAGTGGAAGCTGCGTGCGGGTGGCCCGGACAACCACTGGTTCGACTGCCTGGTCGGCTGTGCCGTGGCGGCTTCGATTCAGGGCGCAATCCTGCCGGGCACTGAAGCCAAGACCGTTCCCACACGCCAGCGACTGCGGCTCTCGGAAATCCAAAGGGGCAAGTGGTAGATGACGCAGGCAACCGATCAATCAGCCCGTCGCCCGAAGCGCGGCCTTGAGTGCTCCAGGTGTGGCTGCGCACATTTCCGGGTGCTTTACACACGCGGAGCGACGGGCGGCCGTCTTCTGCGCCGCAGGGAATGTCGGTACTGCGGCCGTCGCATCACGACCTATGAGCAGTGCGCCACTGCACCCCGCTAAGCGAACTTCTCCTTCATCACGTTCTAGATACGGAACATTCGCCCACCGTTTCATCGCAATCACCTGATTGCGCGGGACCGGCTCTGCCCGTTCGCATAGGTAACTAGAGAGGGGACAGCTGATTCTCGGAGACGCCGTTGGCTGAAGAACTGGACAACTCGATCAAGGAGAACGCCGCCGGGCCACGGAAGGCCAGCGGCGATTCGGGGTCTGTCGAGCAGCACGGTCTTAACGACCAGATCGCTGCCGACAAGTACCTCGAATCGAAGAAGGCCAGTCGGTCGAAAGGACTCGGCATCAAGCTGGCCAAGGTCAGCCCGGGAGGGACCGTCTGATGGTGTGGCCGTTCCGCAAATCCAGGAAGGCTACCCAAGGTCGGTCCCTCCCGGCTGTGGTCCGCGCTCGCTACGACGCGGCGCAGACCACTGCTGAGAACGCTCGGCACTGGGCGATGGCTGACGCAATGTCGGCGGACAGCGCGGCCTCGGCGGACGTCCGCAAGAAGCTGCGCGAACGCGCTCGTTACGAGGTGGCGAACAACTCCTACGCCAAGGGCATCGTACTGACCATCGCCAACGACTGCGTCGGCACCGGCCCGCGCCTGCAACTGCTCAGCGACAACGCCGAGACCAACCGCCGCGTCGAGGCGGCGTTCGCCGCGTGGGCCGAAGCGGTGAGCCTGGCCGAGAAGCTCCGCACGATGCGGATGGCAAAGAGCACCGACGGCGAAAGCTTCGCCGTGCTGACGGGCAATCCGATGATCGACTCGCCGGTCATGCTCGACGTGCAACTGGTCGAGGCCGACCGGGTCGCTTCGCCGGTGATGAACATCCTTCCGACCAGCGGTGACATCGACGGCATCGCGCTCGACGCTTGGGGCAACCCGCAGACCTACACCATCCTGCGTCAGCACCCCGGCGACCTGACGACGTGGAAGACGCAGTACGACCTGGTGCCCGCCGACGCGGTGGTGCATTGGTTCCGCTCTGACCGGCCCGGCCAACATCGAGGCATTCCGGAGATCACGCCCGCGCTGCCGCTCTTCGCTCAGCTTCGGCGCTACACGCTGGCGGTGATCGCCGCCGCCGAGACTGCCGCCGACTTCGCAGCCGTGCTGTTCACCGACGCGCCGGCCAACGGTGAAGCCCAAGCCCTCGAACCCATGGACGTGGTTGAACTCGAGAAGCGCATGGCCACCGTGCTGCCGGATGGGTGGCGTTTGGGCCAGATCGAAGCACAACAGCCGACGACCAGTTACGCCGAGTTCAAGCGTGAGATTCTCAATGAGATCGCCCGCTGCCTGAACCTGCCGTACAACATCGCCGCCTGCAACTCCTCGGGCTACAACTACGCCTCCGGTCGTCTCGATCATCAGACCTACTACAAATCGATCCGCGTTGAACAAGCCCATCTGGCTGAAGCGGTACTCGACCGCATCTTCGCCGCGTGGATCGACGAGGCCATGCTCACCACTGAACTGGCGGCGATTCGCACCATGCCCAGTATCCCGCACCAGTGGTTCTTCGACGGCACTGAGCATGTTGATCCGGCAAAGGAAGCTAACGCCCAGGCGACGCGCCTTTCCAGCAACACCACCACGCTCGCCATCGAATTCGCCCGCCAGGGCCGCGACTGGGAAACCGAACTGCGCCAGCGCGCCAAGGAACGGGCGCTGATGCAGGAACTCGGGTTGACCAGCACACAGGTAGCGCCACAAACCACCCCCGACACGGACGAAGACGAGGAGGCCGACACGGATGCCCCCGGAAATGAACAACAGCAAGCAGCCTGAATATCTCAGCTTCCGCTGTCCGCTGACCGTCGAAGCGGCGGCCCCCGGAAATGACGGCAAGCTTCCGGGGGTGCCGAAGTTCCGCATGGTCGCCTACACCGGCGGCGTGATGCGGATCACCGGCTTTCCGCATCCGGTCGTGGTCGACCTCGAAGGCCTGGCCATCGACCGCCAGGACATCCCCGTCCGACTTGACCACAACCCGCGCCAGGGCGTGGGGCATACTCAGCGCGTGCTGATCGAAAACGGTCAGGTCGTCGCCGAGGGCCTGGTCAGCCGCGACACGTCGTGGGCACGCGATGTGGCCAAGAGCGGATCGAACGGCTTCCCGTGGCAGGCCAGTATCGGTGCTGCCGTGGTGGATGCCGAGTTCGTACCCAACGGCCAGCGCATCACCGTCAATGGAAGGACCTTCGACGGGCCGTTGCATGTGGTCCGCAAGGCCATCCTCAAGGAAATCTCGTTCGTCGACAGCGGTGCGGATACCGCCACGTCGGCGCGTATCGCAGCCCAGAACAAGGAGCAAGCAGTCATGGACGACAAGAACACCGCCACGCAGGACGACACCCAGCAGGATGCGGGGCAGACCGATGGCAACACCACCGCGACAGACGCCGCCAGCACCGACACCCCGCCCAAAGCGGACCCGCCGCAGGAGCCGACCACGCCTTCGCCGAAGCCGCAGGCCGCGACTCCCGGCACCGTCAATGCGTCCGCCGCCAGTGACGACCCGGTGACCGACATGCGCCGCCGCATGGCCGCCGAGACCCGGCGCGTCGAGGCGATCCGCAAGGTCTGCGCCGGCAAGCATCCGGACCTCGAGGCCAAGGCCATCGAGGAAGGCTGGGATGAGAGCCGCACCGAACTGCATGTGCTGCGCGCTTCGCGGCCGCAGGTGCCGGCGGTGTCTTCGCAGCCCCGCAACACCAGTCCGCAGGTCTTCGAGGCCGTGGCGCTGATGGCGTCGGGCTTCCCCAACTCGCGGATCGAGGGCGTCTACGACGAGCCGATCCTCGAAGCGGCCGACAAGCTGCGCGGCGTGGGCATCCAGGAGTTCTGCGAACTGGCGTCGGGCCAGCGCCTGCCGCGCTTCCGTCGCGATGCGTCGGGTTGGCTGCAGGCCGCGTTCAGCACCACGTCGCTGCCGGGCATCCTCAGCAACATCGCCAACAAGATGCTGCTCGAAGGCTACAACTACGTCGAAGACGCCTGGCGGAACATCGCCAAGATCGCTTCGGTCAACGACTTCAAGGAACACACCCGCTACCGGATGACCGGCAGCTTCCAGTTCCAGCAGGTCGGTCCCGACGGCGAACTGAAGCACGGCCACCTCGGCGAGCAGACCTTCCGCCAGAAGGCCGACACGCACGGGATCATGTTCGCCCTGACGCGCCAGATGATCATCAACGATGACATGGGCGCGTTCACCGACATTCCGCGCCAGATCGGCATGGGTGCGGCCGAGGCCATCGCCGACGCCGTGTGGGGTCTGTGGCTGAGCAACCCGGTGCAGTCCGACGGCAAAGCGTTCTTCCATGCCGATCACAAGAACTACCTGGCCGGTGCCGACACCGCTTTGACCGTGGACGGCCTGACCGACGCCGAAGTCACCTTCGGCAAGCAGGTCAAGCCCAACGGCAAGCCGCTGGGCATCCGTGCCAGCAAGCTGCTGGTGCCGACGGCGCTGAAGGTCCCGGCCGAGATGCTCATGAAGAGCGTCAACCTCAACGAGACCACCACCGCCAACAAGGGCAAGCCGAACACCAACCCGCACGTCGGCAAGCTCGACGTGGTGTCGAGCGTGTACCTGTCCAACCCGTCGTTCACCGGCGCGTCGGACAAGGCGTGGTATCTGCTCGCCGATCCCAACCGACTTCCGGCCGTCGAGGTCGCATTCCTCAACGGTGTGGATCGGCCCACGGTCGAGAAGACCGACGCCGACTTCGACCGGCTCGGCGTCATGTTCCGCGGGTACATCGACTTCGGCGTCAAGGAACAGGATCACCGTGGCGCGCTGAAGATGAAGGGCGAGGCTTAAGCCTCGTCCCTCCCGGACCCAATCTCAACACCTGACCTGTAAAGGACAACGACTATGACTGCTCGATTCATTCAGAACGGCAACAGCATCGACTACACGCCCGCCCCCGGAAGTGACGTGAGCGCCGGCGATGTGATCGTTCAGGGCGACCTGGTCGGCATCACCAAGCTCGACATCGCCGCCGGTGTGCTCGGCGCGCTGGCGGTGACCGGTGTGTTCGACATGCCCAAGGCCACCGGCGTCGGTTCCGCGATCGGTGCCGGCCTGAAGGTCTACTGGGACGAGGCCGAAGCGGTCGCCAAGACCGATGCCGAGGCCGGCGCGAACAAGTACCTGGGCAAGACGGTCCGCGCCGCCGGGGATGACGACACCACCGTCCGCGTTCGCCTGGAGCAGTAGCCGATGAGCGACCTCCTTCGTGACGGTCTGAACTGGCTGGAGCAGCAGCGCACGGCCCACATGACCAGCCCGGTGACGTACCGCCGGGCTGGTCAGGCCGACGCCGAGGTACAGGCCACGTTCGGCAAGACCGACTACGAGGTCGCTGACGACTACGGAGCCACGATCAGGACGCATGTGATCGACTTTCTGATCCTCGCAGACGAACTCGGGCATGAACCACAGGCGAGTGACGTGATCGTCGCGGACGGGCGCAAGTACGAGGTGATGGACCTGGCCGGCGAAGGTGCATGGCGCTGGTCCGACCCGTACCGCACAACCTTCCGCATTCACACCAAGGACACGGGAGCGGATACGTGAACGAGTGCAGCCAGTTTGAGCATTGCCAGAAGCAGTTCGAGTCGCTCCACGA